TTGAAACCCTCTATGTATGCTTATAAGTAGAGATTAGCTTTTTTAAGCGAAACTAACTACTGGTTATCAATCAATTATCAAACAAAAAAAGTTTGCCAATGACGACCGCCCTCATTTTTTCAGATTCTACCTAATGCTGAATCAGAGAATGGCAGCAACTTTTCGTAATTGAGCCAATTTTTCCATAAAAGAACTGTCCTTACGCATTTTGCGTAGGTTGTAATCCATTTGCAGACCAAGCAGAGGTTCTGCATCAACACCCAAAACCGCCTCAAAAAGCAAAGCCGTTTTCTCTGTCAAAGGGCGGCGGCCATTCAAAATTTCGTTCAATGCTGAATACGGAATCCCCATCTCTTGGGATAACTTGTACTGCGTTATTCCCCTGTATTCTATTTCGTCTTTCAGTATTGAACCCGGATGCGTCGGATAGGCGGATTCCAAATTGTTAGCAATCATCTTGGGGTCAATCCCTTGTATCTCAATCATAATCTATCTATTTGTAATGGTTTGACAAATCCGTTATATTGCATATCGTCGCAATAACCTCGCCGTCTTTGGTACGTTCCTCGAACTCTATACGATACTGGTCGTTTACTCTTACAGAAGATAGTCCGACTTTATCGCCTTTCAGTTTTTCGTATCTCAACGAGTTATATTGGCATAGCCCCATAACATTACGAGTCCGTTTCATTAGGTTTATAATATCGCCATACTTGCGAATAATACCAGGTTGATAACGATGCTTTTTATCGGGGCATTGTCCCGTTTCATACATCACCTGCAAATATTCCTTGTCAAAAATGACTTCCATATATCCGTTTTTACAATGGCAAAGATAGGCATAATTTCTCATCTTCACAAAAAAAGTGAAGAAAAATCACATAAATAATTTTCCCCTCCGCTTTTTTCGCAACACGGGTTCTTTCGTGATACGACACCGCCGACCATTGTACGGATTATCGGGAGTGATTTTCAGATTCCACAGGCGGGAAACCTTGCAGCCAACCTGTTCGGGCGTGAACTTCTCGTATATCGCAGACAAGGAGGTAAAATAAAACTCCCAACTGTCGTCGTTTTCAAGCGGAGGCTCATTGAACGCCACACGATAGATAAACTCCAACTCACTCATTGCTGCCCTCCTTTCGATACCAGCGTCAGTTGGTTAAGACGGTCGGGGAACCAATAGCCGAAGCTGTCTAAAAAGACGATTCCGCAATCCTCGTCTTTTGGAAAACGATGCGGGCATAGAAAACTATCCGGCTTACAGAAGCCCAACACTTCATGGGGGCCGAATGTTACCCCATAATCGTTGGTAAACATAACTGTATCGCCGACGGACAAATCGTTATTTGTAACTATCACGTCCGAAAGGCGGTTGTAAATCATCGTGCCGTGTTTTGCTTCCAACTCGGCTTTCCAACGCTGGAATTCTGCTTTATGGCTTCGTTTCATAGTCTTAATGTGCTATATAATAAATTATCGGTTCTTTCGACACGTTGTAAATCCAACTTCCACAGCGCACCAGCAAGGCATCCTTGCCATAGAACAATTTTTTCATACCGGCAATGCTGCCGGTTACATGGAAGCAGGGGAACCGGTCGATTTTAAGACGTTCTCCGTCTGCTTTGTATAGGGTTTTCGTTCTCATTTAATTCATCCATATTACAATGTTTCCCAAGTCCTCCAACTTACAGGCAACACGCTCCATTGCTCTTCTACTTTCGAAGTTTGCATACGTTACCCAAATGCCCATAAAAGTTCGTTTTTGGATTGTGTACCACTCGTCGCCGAGTATATTTTCCATTCGTCCGCATCGGTACGTTTTCATTGCTCTCCTCCTTTCAGTAGTTCGGGGTTATCGTGGATATTCCCAATGACCCACATCTGATATGAATCATCAAAGCAGTCGGAGATTTGAAAAACATCAACGTCCCCAAAGTTCACGACGAAACATCCGTCTTGCCATTCGACAACTCCGATGCTTTCAAATTTGTCGGTAAGGACGTCGCCCTCATAGACCTCTATCGTGTTCTTATCCTGAAACCCCGTGTACTGGCCGACGGTAACCGGATCAACCTCGTATTCGATAAATGCTCTTTTGCCTTTACACTGCAAATCGCCATATACCCACATCCCGGTATTTAGGCTTTTCCCTCTGAATTTAATCGTCCTCATATTCTTCCTCCTAATTTTTCAACTGCTTTATAAGTTTATCAAGCCCTCGTCCGTCCTGTATCGTTTTGCCGGTTGCCCACCCGCTGTACGGGAAGAACGTAACGGTCTTGCCCTTGTGAATGAACTGTATTTTCTTGTTATCCCGTAGCGTGATTGTGTAACCAAGCTGCTCAATTCGCCGAACCGCATGGGCTATTCGCTCCGGTTCCAGCCGCCCCTGCCGCTCAATGTTCAACCTTGCCATGTCCTATGATTTTTTCGGGGTGTACGGAGAAATCCCAATTAACCATTTCGTCGGGCAACGAGGAATGAATGTCGCCTCCGAGAACCAGCCCGCAATGTTTCTCGGCATATTCTTCCGCCTGCGCTTTGCTGCTGGCCTTGATTTTGAACTCGCCCATGAACACGTACCGAACAGGGACGGTATAAATTCTCTTTTTGTCGCTCATAATTTCAGATTTTGTTACCTGACAATCGCAGGCGGTTTGACAAATACCCGTAAGGGTATTATTATATACTTTCCTATACTATACTCTCCTTTACTCTACTATGGGGTATTGAAACGCCGAAATTCCGCCGTAATTCATTGATTAGTGTATTATGGCAAGGTTTCGGCGTGCCATAACTACTTGGACAGACCTTTAACGGCCAAAAGGGTTGTTAGCCGCTTGTGGTGTGTCCCGATATAACCATTGGGCGAAACAGTACGGAAAGTAATCGTGTGCTTGGTTTGTTTCACTATCTCCGTCAAACGGGAGGTATAGCCAAAGTTCCAACACAGCGTATCGCCGACCTTTAATTCTCCGGCAGGTTTTGCGGGGTGTTGTCCTATACCCTGTAAGTGTATCGTTGCCATAGTTGTTGCGATTATGCCCGCCACTCACGCTGTTTTCAAGCCGAATGGCGGGCGGTTATTGTTTATGCGGTTACTTTTACCCGGTTGAGCAAAGCCCCCGAAATCTCGTGTAACTCTCGGCTGCGGCGGGGTTCAAGTTCCCGTGCGTGTGCCGTGATAGCTTGCGTCAGCTTCCAAAGGGTTGCTCCGCCCTGTACTCCGTCGTCGGGGTCATTACGCATGAGGATTTTTTCAACACTCTCGCCCTCCGATTTCAGCAGCGAACCTGCCTTTACCAGCCGTTTCAGTTCTTGGTCGAAATCTACGTCGATTTCGGCCGCTCCTTGAATCTCGATGGCCTTTTGCATGATATTGTCCTTGCTGAACAATCCCCTCGTCAGGTCTCGAACTGCGGAAACCGTCGTGCGGGTGTCGAGTTCGTAGGTGCGGTTGGAGAGTTGCAGATTGTCAGGGAGGCGGGAGCCGAGGTGTACTTGTTTCATCACGCTCTCCCGAACCATACCATTGAGGCAAGCCCCGTTGAGCAAAAATGCCCGCATATCAACAGCCCCGTCGCCATAATCGGAAGTACTGAACCTCGCCCCGGCGAAAATCACCACCTCGCCGTTCTTTACTGTCGGAACCACGATAGGCTGCGGCAGTATCGTTTCCGCCCATACTTTCGTGTCACTCATATAGGCATCGGCGATAACAGCCCCCTGCTGGCTCGCCTCCTGTACGAAAGCGGTCAGGATTTCAACGCTGTTTAACCGGCGGTAACTGTCGCTCAACACACCTCGAACCTGCTGGCCGACCGTGCGGATAAGAACCCGTGTGCGCTGCGTCCAGCCACTATGCTCGTTCAGAACCGTTGCGGCGAGTTGTCGTTGCCATTCGTCGCCGGAGGCGAGCTGCCGGAGATAGCGAGAGGGGATGCCCATTTTGTCGGCCAACTGTCCGATAGCGTTGTCGTGGAGGGTGTATTGCCCGCTCTGCATGTTCATCAGGACGTGCCCGTTTCCGCTGAACGTGATTATCGGGGAGTGGTCGTTGCGACGCAGTTCTACTCCGATAGGGGCGATATAATCCTGTGCGATTTTCCCCTCGTTTACCAAGCGTTCCATTGTGGCCTGTACGCCGACGGCCTTGTTTTCAATCATGCGCTGAACCTTGTTGATTACAACTTCGTTCAATCCTTGCTGCGTTGTCATTGCTGTTTCCATAACCCTGTTATTTAGATATTTGTAACTACTCTTGTGTTTCCCACAAATTCTCAGTGATGCTTTCCATGTCATTTGCGGCATCATTGAGCGTATCGACTATTTCACTCATGCGCTCTCCTCGTTCTGCATATTGGAGAGATTCAGGCAGATTATCGTAACACTCTTGTTCCTCATCTGCAATAGCTTGAATTTCGACTTGGATCTCTTCAAGCTGCTCGCATATTTTGGCGAGACGTTTTCTTCTTTCGCTGTTCATTTCGGTATGTTTTAATTGATTGTCAAATCCGTAAGATATGCGAGGGCTTCATTGTAGAGTTCCTCGTCGGGCAGGTTGTCCGAGCTTGGCTCGAACCCTGCCATATATGCCGCTTCAATTATCTGTGCCATAGCCATTATTTGTACTCTGCAATAAGTTTGTTCAGCATTGCCCGCATCGCTTTGTCGTCTTTTTCAAGGTTAAAAATGCGGGTCAGTTCTTTTGCATAGGCGTTCGCCTGTGTGAGTGCTGCTATCAGTTCTTTATCTGCATGTTCACGTTCTGCCTCTCTTTTGCGGTGTTCTTCTGCAAGTTCTTGTCGGAGCGAAAGGATTTGCCCTCTCATTCGGTTGCTCATCTCCTCGATGCCGCCCTGCTTAATCCATACCTTGCAGAACTTATCCTTGTCAAGTTCGCTTGCCATATACTCGGCCTCAATCTCTGCATAGAGTTCGGGAGTAGTTATAAATCCCGTCCGCTGTTCAAATTCTTGCTGTGTCATATCTCTGCTATTTTTTTGTTGTTCAAATATGATTGTTTTATAATCACATTGCAAAGTAAGTGAAGTATATTTGCTATAACAAATTTTTCACGGAGAATTTTTAACTGAAAAGGTTATTTTTATTTCCCCTATTTGTTATAGGATTGATACTCACAACCAATCATTTGAAATAAAATTTATGATTGTTTTATAATCACTATCCGATTTTTGAGTATATTTGTCGCAAGCAAACTAATCAGTTAACTTTTGAACAGTATGAGAAAAGAGATTTTGGATGCGCTGAAAGCCAAATTTACGGGGGTCAGCGACGCAATCTTGGGCAGGATAGCCGACAAGTTGGCGAAGACTGCGACAACAGCGGAACAGGTTGCAACCGCAGTAGAGGGGGTAACGTTCCAGCAGGTTCTCGAAAGCTATGGCGACAGCCGAGCGACGGAAGCCCAGCAGACCGCAGTATCGAATTACGAGAAGAAACACGGTCTGAAAGACGGCAAGCAGGTCAAAGGGGGCGCATCTGCTGAACACAACGACGAACCCGACAATCAACACGGTAACGGAGACAACGATACTCCTGCGTGGGCAAAGGCAATTATCGACGGGCAGAAAAGTCTTTCCGACCGCCTTACCGCAATCGAGGGCGACAAAGTTACCGCCAGCCGGAAACAGAAATTCGATGCAATCATCGGCAAGCTACCGGAAGACCTCCGTAAGCCTTATGCCCGCACGGACATCAAAAGCATTTCGGACGAGGAGTTCGACACCCTTTTGTCCGAGGTCGGTACGGAGGTAGAGGAACTCGCCAAGAGTGCAAATGCGAGAGGTGCTGTTTTCGGCAGACCGGCCACAGGCGGCGCAACAAAAACCACAACGAACGGCGTCAAAGAGGCGACGGACGAGGAGGCGCAGCGTGTCGTGGACGGGATGAACATAGGTTAAACCACTAAAATTCAAAGACAATGCCTACCGCAGATTTGAAAAGAGCCTCTATTGAGGTAAATGACGGGCTGGATGCCATCGTCATTGTGAATGACTTGGGCGATGTTCCCGGCGGACGTACCCTTGACGTATCGGGGCTGGCAACTGATGTCGAGGTCATCAGGTCGGGGCATATCCTGATTCAGAACGACACGACGAAAGCTGTAAAGCCTCTCGGAGTAACCTCCGAGGCGTATGATACGCTGCCCGAAGGACATTCGTACCTCGGTGTGCTGAAAGCCTCCGTGCTGAAGAAAGACCCGAGGGCAGCAATCCTGACTATCGGTCAGGTCAATGCCGCAGCAAGTCCGTACCCCGTAACGGCGGCAATCAAAACGGGATTGCCCCGCATCGAGTTCCTTAACGCCTAAAACAGAAAGGAGAATAAATTATGAATCCGTCATTATTCATCGAGTACATCGACAAGTACTTCCGTCTCGTAATCGGGAAGATTACCGAGAAAATCAACGGCAAGAAAACGGAGGAGCAGCTACTGCACAAAACGATGCTCACGGAGGAATACTCCGCAGACCTCACTTGGGGTTCGACCGAGCTGAACACCTCCGTCGTTGCCGCTGATGTCGTGGCTATGGACAGCTCGCTGCCCCTGAAAAAGCGGGATAAAATCAGCAACGCAAGTGGCGTTATCCCGAAAATCGGTATCAAGTTCAGCAAGGGCGAGAAAGCCATTTCCGACATCAACGTAATGCGAGCAAGAGGAGCCGACGAAACGACCGTCGTGGGCAAAATCTTCGACGACGCTCCGAAAGCAATCAAGGGTGTGGATGTCCGTAAGGAAATTATGTTCCAAGAGGCTCTGTCCACCGGCGTAACTCTCGTCCCCGACGATGAAAACGTCGGTACGGGCATCCGGGCAGATTTCGGTTACAAGGCCGAAAACACATTCCACGCAACCAAAGCCAAATGGGGCGAGGCCGACGCAGTTCCGCAGGACGACGTGCAGCAGCTTTTCGACAAGGCACAGGAAGACGGGAACTCTATCACCCTCGTTATGCTGTCGAAAAAGTATTTCAACCTGTTCCGTAACTCAAAGCAGGGCAAGTTGCTCGCTGCGAACTACAACAAGCAGGTCATCACGGACGAATCCCTGCTGCCGGTTCCGTCGAGGGAAACCATGCTGGAAGCGTTGGCCGACGAATACGGCGCAACGTTCCGCATCGTCGATTCCTCGTTCAGAATCGAAAAGCCGGACGGCTCTTATACGTCCGTGAAGCCGTGGGCAGAGGCCAACATTGTAGGTTTGCCCGGCGAAAACGTAGGCCGCCTCGTGTACGGTACGCTTGCCGAGGAAACCAACCCCGTTGCCGGAGTAAACTATCAGAAATCGGGCTCACATATCCTCGTGGCGAAGTACTCGAAGACCGACCCGCTCAAAGAGTTCACGACCGCACAGGCTTTGGCCTTACCGGTTATCGACGGTGTGGATGGCATCTACATTCTGCATGCCAACTCCACCGGCAAACTGAGTGTCGAACCCACGTCGTTGTCATTCCCGAAATCGGCATCGACCAAGACGTTCACCGTGCATAGCGACAGCGACGTAACGGTGCAGTCCAGCCAAGAATGGGCGACAGCCACCGTCGAGGGCGACAAAGTATCGGTCAAAGTAACGGCCAACTCAACCGCAGAACGAACGGCCAAAATTACCGTAACTGACAAGGAGAACAACTCCGCCGAAGTGACGGTAACGCAGGCCACAGGAGAGTAATCATCATGGCAACAGTTCTCGAATCGCTGAAAGGCATCAACGCTTACCCTATTCCGTTGCGTACCCTTGTGGACGCAGCGGAATATCGTGGGCTTGATATGACGGTAGAAGTCTCGCAGGAGATTATGCAAACGGCGAAATATAAACTCGCCCAAGCCGACCTCTTGTTGTGGCTTTCGCTCGCTCCCGATGTTACGCAGGGCGGGCAGTCATACAGTTTCTCGGACGAGCAGCGGGTGCAGTTCCGCAACAGGGCAAATCGGCTGTACGGAGAATGTCAGGAGGAGAGCAACAAACCGAAATCCATTTACGGGTACAAAGGTTCAAGACTATGATTATTGCAAACGGCACAATCGAAACGAAGATAAAGACAGGCGGAGGGATAGACCCTGATACGGACTATCCTATCGCCCCGTCTGTTTCTTGGGGCAACCCTATCGAGTGCCAATACCGAGCAAATAAATACAGCAACAAAGGCAAGGCAAACGGCGAAGCATTTACAATCGCCTCCTATGAAATCCTCATAGACGAACAGCCCTACAATGCTGAAATGCTGCGGTTGCGGGACATCGGCGGGAAAATCCTCGGAGAATTCTCCGTTATCGAAGTCGAGCCGTTGCAGGGAGTATGTCAAATTCGGATTTTGGTCTGATATGGGAGCAAAACAGATAACACCGATGTCCGAGGTCGATGCGTACCTCGAAGAACAGATACAGAGGATTGAGCAACAAACCATCTACAATCTGTCCTACGTCGGTGAACGCTGCTTGAACGAAGCCCGTTCGACCAACTCCTACAAAGACCAAACGGGAAACCTCCGAAGTTCTATCGGCTACGTGATAGTCAAAGACGGCAAGATTGTTCAAATGAGCGATTTTACTACCGTCAAAAATGGACGAGAGGGAACGCAAGGCGGGGCATCATTTGCCCGCCAACTCGTCAAGGAGTTCCCGTCCGGCATTGTCTTGATTGTGGTGGCAGGAATGAACTATGCCGCCCATGTATCGGCAAGGGGATATAACGTGTTGGATAGCGCAGAACTGTTGGCAGAACAACTCGTACCGAGCCTTATGAAACAACTTGGATTTACAAAACGGTAATGGCAAAGACAGGGAAACAGATACAAAGCGATGTGCTGGCGTTGCTGAAAAGCAGCACCCTCCCCTCAATCATATCGGGGAAAGTATATCGCAAGGGTTGTCGCCCTAGGGATTCAAAAGCCGAGGACGCTATCGTGATTTTCACGACCGGCCTCCCCGGCCAGATACAAACAGGCGTCGTAACCATAAATATCTATTGTCCCGACATCGACCCTTACGAAAACGGAGTTCTTGTGGAGGACGGCCAACGCTGCGAAACGCTCGAAAAAGCCGCAGCGGATTGGGTGGATAGCCTGACGGCTGCCGTATCGAATTACAAGTTCAAGTTGCAGCAGACAATTTACACGGAGGAAGAGCCTGAAATCCATCAGCATTTCGTCGTGGTTAAATTGCAGTACGAATACATTGACTAACAAACCATTAAAACATTAAGAATATGTCTGTATTAAGCTGGGGTAAACCGACGGTAGAGTTTACCAAAAGTGTAAATGGCGCACCCGCCACAGAACCTCCCGCATCGTGGACAGCATTTCCCGAAATCAAGGAAGACACGGCCAAACTGACGACAACCGAGGGAACGAAAAAGGAAGCGACCGAGGAGGGCGGCGATGTCGTCGATACCCGCAGGGGTAAAAACAAGTACGTCTTCGAGCTGGAGATTTTCGTCAAGAAAGGCGATGAGAAGCCTATCGAGGACGAGGACGGTGTTATCGTCGATAACTATGCCGTCCGCCTGACGCCGGAGGATGAAGAATGCGAGGGCTTCCTTATTGAGAATGCAACGGTATCGGTAACGGAATCGTGGTCATCTGCCGACGGTAAGTTGTGGAAATACACGTTCGACGCAAAAAAGCCGAAAACGGGTAAAACCCTCAAACCGTACACCAAGTCGGCGTAAACCCTATGCGGAGGGGGTTAAACCTCCGCACAGAGCGGGATAGAGCAGATAGCAGCTCGCCAATTTCATAGGTTGGAGGTCGTTGGTGCAAATCCAACTCCCGCTACAAACAAAATACGGCGAATTCGCCATAAATAAAATACAGTTATGCCGGAAAATATTGAAACCAAAGTCGCCCAAACAATTCTCCAACAGCCGGAGGAAATCACCGTTGGCGATAAAGTATATAAAGCAGCCCCGCCGAGTGCCGCAACTCTGATTTTGGCATCGGAAGCCGTTTCTCGGATGCCTAAAATTCAACTCAACACGGAACGAATCGTGGACGAGGTATTGGCAATCGGTAAAGATTGCCGTCCTATGGGCGAAATCGTCGCCATTATGATACTCGGCGCAAAAGGATTAACCGAGACACGGAAAACCGTCAAAACGGTTGAAAAACGCCGTTTTTGGGGACTTATCAAGGAAGCCGAGCAAGTGGAGGTCGAGGAAATCATAGACCATAAAACCGCCCTCGCAAAATCGCTGTTGGAAGATATTACGCCGAGAGAACTCCACAACCTGGCCGCACGGCTATTACAAAGGTCGCAGGTTGCCGATTTTTTCGGGCTTACCACTTTCCTGACCGAGATAAATCTGCTGCGACAGACGAGGGAGGTGGAAACGACAGCATCTGGGCAGTAATCGCAGGGACTGTCAAAGGGTTTAATCTTCCGCTGGAATATGTCCTGTACGATATGAGCTATGCCAATATGATTATGTACGGGGCAGTTCTGCCAAGCTATAAAAAGCCCAAAGACGGTAAAAAAGAGAGCAAAGAGGAGGAAATAATAAACGCAAGCGACCCCCGCAACAGGGATAAAGTTCACGCAATTTTATTCGGTGAGTAATGAATAACGACAAAGGCAAATTATACTACGGTTTGGGGTTGGATAATAACCAACTGCGAGCAGACGCCGCCGAATCTCGCAACATCATCAAAGGTATCGGCGACACGGCTGTTTCGGAAGGGAATCGTATTGACAGCATATCCCACAGGATAGGTGCTGCGCTCGCTGTTGCATTTTCTGCCCAGCAAGCAACTGCCTTTGCTCGTTCAATCGTTCAGGTAACAGGGGAAATGCAGCAACTCGACGTTGCATTTACCACGATGCTCAATTCAAAGGCAAAGTCAGATGCCCTCCTGTCGCAGGCGGTAAATTTCGCAGCAAAAACACCATACGATTTACTGGGTGTAGCTGACGGAATCAAACAATTGCTCGCATACGGAACCGCCGCCGAAGATGCCATTGAAACGGTAGAAATGCTGGGCAATGTTTCGGCGGGGCTGTCCGTCCCGTTGGGTGACATGGTGTACCTATACGGCACGCTGAAATCGCAAGGCAGGGCTATGCTGGTCGATATTCGTCAGTTCGCCGGACGTGGTGTGCCTATCTACGAAGAACTCGCCAAAGTCCTCGGCGTATCCGTCAGCGAGGTAAATAAGTACATATCCGCCGGTAAGGTCGGATTTCCCGAAGTCGAGCAGGCGTTCAAAAATATGACGTCCGAGGGTGGTAAGTTCTACAACCTCATGCAAGAACAGAGCAAGACCATCACAGGGCAAATATCGAACTTGAAAGATAATTTCGATATGATGCTCAATGACATCGGAAGTGCGAATGAGGATGTCATAAGCGGTGCTATTTCAGGGGCATCGTACCTGATTGAGAATTATCAGGAAGTTGGCCGACAAATAGCCGAATTGATTGCGGCATACGGACTATACCGTGCCGCCCTGATTGCAACTGCCGCTATACAGAATTCGGTTGCCACCGTAAAGCATACAGAGGAGGCTGCCGAATTGTATAAACTCCTCACGGTGGAGCAGCAGGCGCAGATAGCCAAGCAAGGATTGGCGAAAACTTCTGCCGAATATTACGCCCTTGTAAAAGCCGAAACCGCAGCGAACGTACAGGCTGCCCAAAGTGCCTTGACGAAAGCCCGTGCCGAAGTATCTGCTGCCAATCAAGTTGTAGCCGCTCGGCGAGCAGAATACATTGCAGCCAAGCAAGAAGAACAGCAGCGATTGGCTGAACTGATGCACATTGGTGCAACCGGCACAGCCAAACAGATAGAAACGGCTCAAAGGAAATTGGCAACCGCCGAAACCCAACGGGAAACCGCCGCCCTTGCCTATCAGTCCGCCGCCCGTGATTTCAACGCCAAGAAAACGGCGGTGGAAACAGCTGCCCGCACAGCCAACACAACCGCAACAGCGGTCAATACCGCAGCACAGACGGCCAATGTTACGGCAACGGGATTCCTGACTGTTGCCAAAACTCGCCTTATGGCTGTTGCCGCCAAATTGAACGCCGTAATTATGGCGAACCCTTATGCGTTGGCTGCTGCCGCCGCCATTGCACTCGGTTATGGACTGTATAAACTCGTAACCTATCAGACCGAGGCGGAAAAGGCACAAAGCAAATTGAACGAGACGATAAAAGAGGCCGATAAGTCTCTACAATCGGAACTCTACCAAATCAATTTGATGTTCGCACGGTTGAAAGCAGCCAAAGAGGGCACGGACGAATATAAAGATGCGAAACAGGCGATTATCAGCCAGTACGGAGAGTATCTGAAAAAACTCGGAGACGAAAAAACGGCTCTGAACGATATTGCTGCGGCTTACTCCCTGATAACAGAGGAAGCCACCAAAGCAGCCAATGCAAGGGCGATACAGCAGGTAACGCAGGAAGCCGGCAACATCGTTTCAGAAAAGCAGAGCGACGTATATGACGAGGTAAAGAAGCTGTTGGGAAAAGAGTTCAAAGGGCAAAAAGGTTCTGACGGGAAAATTGACCTTGCCGATGAATATCTTATCAAATTGAAACCCGTCATAATGGGCGGGGCTGAAATCACATCCGACATCGAAGCTATTATCAAACAGTTCGACAGAACTCGATACATACCGGGCGACCCAATGACGGGGATAGGTTCATACACCTACACGGCAAATGCCCTCAGGGAAGAACTGTCATCCCTTGCCAAAGTACGGGCGGCTGCCGAACAAAGCGTCAAAGAGGCAACGGAAAAATTCGGCTCTGCCCCGGCTGCGACCGACGGCGAAGCAAAGCAGTTCGATGCGATGACCGCATCCCTGCAACAACTCATGGAACAGCTACCGAAAGCGCAGGATGCCCTCGCCGCCTTAAAAAAGGCCGACACTCCCGATGCTGCGGCTATTGCTGCCAAAGAGCGGGAAATACAACTGATAAAAGACCAAACCCTCGCTCGTGAAAAGGAATTGTCGGTCATTCGGGACGTGAAAGAACAAATCGAGGCGTTGGAGAAAGAGCAACTCGGCTACGGCAAAGACGACCCCGAATACAAGGCATTGCAAACCCGTATAGATGCTTTGAAAACAAAGTTGCCTCAAACTGCGGGACAGACCAGCAAGGCGGAAAATGAAGCCGCAAGGATAAAGCGAGAAACTGCCGAGCGGAATCAGAAGATACAGGAGTACGAGGAGAGTGTCAAAAAGCAGATAAAGCAGGCGGAGTTGGATATTTCCCAATCCCGTATTGATGCTATGGAGGAGGGATTTGCCAAAGAGCAAGCCCAAATTGAACTTGCCTACCAACGACTGATTTTCGCCAACCAGCAGCGGGAGGCAGAAATGGTCGAGGCGTTACGTGATGCCCGTGAACTCGAATGGGAGAACAAAAATCCCCAAGCGAAAGCAAAGGGAGAGACGTTCGACCGCTCAACCGTTACCGCTGCCGACCTTTCACCGGAACAGCAGGCGCAAATTGCCGAGTATTACAAAGTGGCCGAGGAGATACGCAATAAGGCAAATAAAACCTCGCTCGAACAAATGCTGGCCGATTTTATGACCTACGAACAGCAACGGAATAAAATCACGGAGGAATACGAGCGGCAGCGGAAAGCCCTGTATAATGAGGACGGTACGTTGCGGCAAGGGGTTACGCAGGGTAATGTTGATGAACTCAACCGCAACGAGCAAGAGGCGTTGAAAGCCGTTGATGAACAATTCGCATCACGGGAGGAAACCTACCAAGCGTGGTTGAATAGAATCGCTAACATGACGCTTGATAATTTGGAATTGGCTCTTGCAGAAGCAAAAAAGGCTCTTGCAGAAGCTGAAAAATCAGGAGTTGGCGGCTCTAAATTAGCAGAGGCAAAGGCAAAAGTTAATACAGCAGAAGAAAAAGTCAAACAGGCCAGAGCCGAAGATGAGGTATCACCTGGTAAACGCTCTATCAAGGAGTGGGAAGACCTCTACAAGACATTGCAGGAGGCAGAACGAGAATTTGAAAGTATCGGCGACACCGTTGACGGAACTGCGGGTAAGATAATCGACACGGCAGGGACAGTTCTCACCTCGACATTGAGCATGATAAACAGTATCGTCACCTTTACCAATGCCTCGGCTGTCGGGATGCAAGCAACTTCGCAAGCGTCGTCCAAAGCCATTCAAACGGTAGAGAAAGCCAGCGTAATCCTGACGATTATTTCTGCGGCGATGTCTATTGCTACGGCGATTATCGGGCTGTTCAACAATGACGACAAATATCAGGAGGAAATCGAAAGGTTGCAAGACCGTATCGACCAACTCCAATGGGAACTCGACAATGCCGATGTGGTGCGGTTGCAGAACAATACGTTCAATGTACTGGAAAAGGTCAAACAGGTGTACGCCGAAACGACACAAGAGGTACTCCGTCTCCATGCTACCACGAACCGATATGCCAACTCATTGTTTCAGATTATCGGGCGGGTTGTTTATCAAAACGAGATAATGCAGAAGTCGGCGGAGAAATTGGCAGAGGCTTACGCAAGCATCGAATATACTGCGGATAAGGCACTTGGCTATGCGAAATATGATGAAGCGAAAGAACAACTCAAAAACCTCGCAGAACAACAGTTGCTCCTGCAAGAGCAAATCCGAAACGAGAACAACAAAAAGGACACCGACCACGGGAAGATAGCAGATTGGGAACGGCAAATACAGGAACTTGGAGCGGAAGCAGGCGCAATAATAAACGAACTCGTCGAGAGCATAATTGGGGGTAGTTCAACAGACATTGCAAATGAATTGGGCGATGCCTTTATCGACGCTTTCAGAGCAGGAGAAGATGCAGCCGAGGCGTGGGGCGAAAAGGTAGATGATATTGTTGCCAATATCGTCAAACAAATGCTCGTCCAAAAGTTACTCGAAGAACCTCTTGGCGACCTTTTCAATGAATACAAAGATAAATGGTTCAGCAAGGACGGAACATTTGCAGGCTTTGATGCTGTCAATGATAGTATGGTCGAATTTGCCGCAAGATTAAACGGGTATGTAAACAACTTCCAAGCGGGTATGGATGCCCTCCCCGATGAATTAAAAGAAATATTGCTGGGTGATATTGAATCCACCCGTGAGGCTTCGGAGAAAGGTATCGCCACCGCCTCGCAGGAGAGCGTCGATGAATTAAACGGGCGGGCGACAGCCATACAGGGGCATACATACTCCCTAATGGAAAGTGCCAAACTCCTTGTTGCCAACAGCGCACGAATACTCGATCACCTCGCAGGCATCGAGGATAACACGAAGCACCTGTCGAAGTTGGAGAGCATTGAGGGCGATATGCAGGCCGTCAAAAACACGGTAAACGACATCGCTCTGAAAGGCATAAAACTGAAAAAATAGTGAATGACAATGGAACGAACACTACTCAATGAAATATATGCACAATGGAAATCTGCCAAGCAACGGGCACAGCAGGAATGCGAAAACCGTGCTTTGTTCAACATGGCAGAGAAATATCGTGCTTGCACCATGTTCAAAGGGACGGAAGACCTCGAACAAATCATCCGGCTGTTCACTTCTCCGCAGGGAGTAGAATTTTGTCAGAAATACCACTTCCCCGACATAACCACCCTCCGGCGGTTCAAGCAGTACGACGTGGAACGCTACGGGATTTACATTGATGCAGGGCATATACGGCTCGAAAACGAGCGGACGGTAGTGCTTATCGGGAAAACCTCGGCCTGCCTGTCATACGACAGCAAAGGCCGCCACGAGGTTATTTTAATGCACGGAGCGCAAGCCTCGATTCAGGCCTCGGCGTGGGCTGTGGTTTTCGTATCAGGCGAACACGGGTGTCAAGTTATCAAAAAAGCAACAGACAGGGCGATGATTTTATGACGGATAGGTTTTACATAGACGGGAAAGACGCTTTCACGGAATACGGTGTCTTCGTGCAGGAGGACGGCTACAACGAACTTGTGGCCTTTCCGTCATTGAAATCCGTCAAGAGCAATGATTGGCAGGAGGAGGACGGCATCGAGGCAGACTTATCCTCTCCGGTATTGGACACCAAAGAATTTTCCATGAAGTTCGTATTTACAGGTGATAATTACCGCTTCGGGGGCTTTATAGAATTGTTGTCCGACAAAGCCTACCACACGTTCAATTTCAAGGAAATCGGGCGTACTTACCGCCTCCGCATGGTATCACATACGAATCTCGATACCGCTCTGTTCCTCGGTTTTGTTACGCTTCGCCTCGCTGATGATTTTCCGTTGGACGGCTACACCTATACCGCTCCGGCAAACACGGTTCCTCCCTACGGAGATTATGAACTCGACGGGCGTAAGTTGACGGATTATGGCATACGTGTTTTGGAGGGAACGCTATCCGAGATAGAGAAATCTCCCGCCGTGAAACAAAACCTGCTCCGCAACATAGGGACACAAGGCGGCGCAATATACGACGGGGAACGTGTTACATTCAAGACAAAAGAGGTCAAGGTAACTTGCCTCATGCGGGCGGCTACACAAACCGAATTATGGCGCAATTATGACGCTTTCCTGTACGACTTGGCACGCCCCGACGAACGATTGTTATACGTTGATGCGACAGGGCTAGAATATCCGTGTCATTATAAAAACGGTTCAGTTTCGGAGTTCTATGCATCAGGGAAAATTTGGCTGAAATTTACCGTTACGCTGGTCTTTACGTCGTTCCGAATAACAGAAGAATACCTCCTTGCATCAGAGGATGACATGTTAATTATAGCAGAAGATGGGGAATATCTTGTTGAATTGCAATATTAATTATGGGAATTAAGAAAAAGAAAATTAGCGATTTCCCGGAAGCTAATTCTATGACGGGATTATGGACTTTGGGATATAATATTGTAGACGGAATTCGTAAATCTGTCCGTATTGGATTGGATTTTTTGAAGAAGGCTGAAGATGCGGCTTTAAATGCAGCTAAATTAGCGAATTCTGCCGCAGAAGGTCTTGACGGAAAGATCGCCGGCAAAGCCGACCTCGACTCCGCGACGGGCTTCGTCAAATCGTCGCAGATAGCTCCGCTCGAAGGGCGTCAGACGGGCGTAAATACCACGGATGGGAACTTCCGCTCCACAGCCTCCGCGCTGCTGTTCTCCGGCGCCCGAACGATAGCAGCTAATTTCAAAACGGGCCACGACGTATCGGGTACACAGACGATCGTTGCCACTTCGGGCAATATTTACGGGATGATTCTGGAATTTGTCAACGGCAACCTTGTATTCCGTTGCAGGGGTGCTGCACCGAGAGTCGTGACGGGAATCGAACCTGATACCTATTACTCCGTCGCGGGAACCTACGACGGAAACGAGATCGTCGTCTATCTGAACGGCGGGCGTGTAACATCCGCCTCGAACTTCTCGGACGATCTGAATCTGCAATATCTGGCTATCGGGTCTTCCTTCAAAGGCATCGTCATAGGGTGCCGTCTTTTCAACTACGCCCTTACGGCCTCGGAGGTCGTCACGCTGTGGAACGGCGGCGAACCCGAACGGTATATGCTGCCTCTGTCGGGTGAGATGCGCACCGGACTTGTCGCCGAATACATCGCTGCCGGTTTGTTGGCAGACAAGTGGCGCGACACGTCGGGCGCGGGCCTCGATCTGCCGTATGTTCCGACTGCAACGGGCGGCACGGCCGTGCTCGTCTACGACCAGCCCTCCGGAGACTCCGACGCATTCGGCGTCCTCGCTGCGTCGAATTGCAGCCTCGAAGCCCGCGTCACGGCCCTCGAACGGACGCTCACGGCTGTGCTGTCGGGCGCTGCCGTGATCCCCGCGTTGCAGGTCAGGGAGCTGGGCGTGTGGGGTTCGAACAACCTGATCCTGACAGGCAGCGGCGCCCCGGCGAAAGCACCCGACCGTGCGGGCCAGCTCTACATCGACACCGCCTCGGGCGCCGTCTACAAATCCACGGGCAACGCGGCCGTGTCGGATTGGAAAAACCTCTAAAACCTCGATACCATGTCACAAGTAAATAAATATGCGGATCGTGCGGCGTATGCCTCCGACACGAATCGTTTGTCGACCCTCTCGGCCGTCTCGCTCATCGCGAGCGACAACGAACTCATCTACGACGGTGTGAACGTCGTCGTGGGCAAGGATGCGGCCGCCGCGGGCGACTGCGCGGTCTACGACAAGACGGCCGGTGCGATCCGGTTCGTCAAGGGTGAGACCCTCTCGGCCGCACAGCTCCCCGAAAGCCTCACCCCGCTGGCCGTCGTCTATGCGCGGCAGGGCGACAAGGTACTGATCGTCTCGCTCGATAATGTCGCAAGCGAACTCCGTTGGGCGGCCTCTTACGAAGTAGCCTTGTCGGGTTTTGACCTCGCAACCGGAGGCACAATCGTATTAAGGATTGGTTCGGAAACCGAAGTGTCGATAACGTATGCCGCCGGAGGAACGCTCGCCGACCTCGTGAGCGCGACCAATACGGCATTCAGAACGACCCTGGCATATGGATCTCCTCTTACCAGTGTCGACAGAGGCGGCTGGGCGGCAGTTGCAGATGATGCAAGCGGTCGTATGATTATTACCGCGAATGGCTATATGTCATGGTGGGCGACCATTACCGTCATAAGCGGTGCAACAATGACCACGAGACCTGAAAACGTGGATTATCAGACGACGATAACGAGTGTACTAATCGAAGGGGAAACCGAATATATCCGCCGTAAGAACGGCGTTAACGCGACGAATGTGGGCTGTAATTTTGCAAAATTCCTGCAATACCGTTCAGTCAACGGCGCAGTCCCGACCTCGAACGTGCCGCTCGGTTCGGCGACGATCGTCAATCAGGCATCGTTTGAGACCTCGGAGTTCTGCGCCGAGCTGCGGGCTGCCTATGCGGATTATGCGTCGTATCTCTTCGGCGAACACATGGCTGAGTATCCGTCCGCCTACGGAGCGATGCTGCGCGACGGCAGGACGAACACGGCAAAGATCGGCCGCCTGCGTTTCACCGATATTTACGGTCAGAGCAAACCCTGCTATCCGGCCGCTGCTGCCGCTCTCGAATACGGCGTCGCGGTCGAAGGTGCGACGACAGGGCTCGAAGCGGGTGCATGGTGGTTGCCATCAGCGGAAGAGGTCTACTTGCTCATGCGTGATCGCGTGCTTGTTTCCACAGACGTAGAAAAAGACCCTGTAAACCGTACTTTGTTGCGCCTCAGTAAAGCTACTTGCTATGGGACGGGATATTACCCATGGACATCTTGTGAGTGTAATTCATCCAGTGTCTTCATATACAACGGCACTACGGGCGAAGATGGTAACGGCAACAAGTATAGTACACGCAACGTGCGGCCCGTTTCCGCCTTGTAAAACGAAAATCATTATGAACATGGAAGAACTGCAAAAGAGAATCGACGCTTTGCAATCGCGGCAGCTGGCGCTGCGTGCGATCATGGCCTCCTCGGACGAGCGGGCCGCAAAATGTAGTAAGACGGGCGCATCGTTCCGCGAGACCTATCCCCGAGACTTCGCACGATACGTGGAGGCGAACGACGAGTACAACCGAAACGAGATGACCCTCGCCGAACTCGAAGCCGAGCGGGTGGCGCAGCGCGAAGAGGAAGAGCAATAGAAATTTTATTAACAATGAATATTCTCCATAACAACATCGAAATACTCAACATACAGGTCGATGACAGCAGCTACCGCTATCGGGCTATAAAGGGCGACCATAATCTGACGCTCTATTTCTCGCTGGCGGAACACGTCGAAATACCTGTCGGGGCGTATTGTGTCTATGAGAACGAGACCTACACGCTCGAAAAGCCCGAGAGCCTGACGATGAAGCACAGCCGCTATTTCGAGTACACCGTCGTATTCGATTCACCGCAGGCAAAGGCGGGCAAGTGGAAATTCAGGAACCCCGTAGATAGACGGCTGAAATTCCCGCTGACGGCCAAACCTATCGAACACCTGCAAATGTTCGTGGATAATATGAACCAGCGGGACAGCGGTTGGACTATCGGACGGTGCATTGACGCTCCCGAAAAGACCATATCGTACAATCATGCGTATTGCATCGACGCACTATCCCAAATGGCTGATGAATGGGAAACGGAGTACGAATTTGTCGGTAAGCAGGTGTCGTTGTGGAAAGTCGAGTACAACAGGGACAACCCGCTGCCGTTATCGTATGGTAAAGGGAACGGGTTTAAGCCCGGCATCGGACGCTCCAACTACGAAGATTCTACGCCTATCGAAATTCTATATATTCAGGGCGGGGAACAAAACATCGACGCCAGCCAATACGGGAGTTCCGAATTGCTGTTGCCCAAAAGCCAAACAATCCGGTTCGACGGTGAACACTTCGAGGGCGAGCAGGGATTTGACAGCAGTAAGGCTCGAACCTATCAAACGGATGCGGACGGGTTCTCCATACGCCGTGCTGATAAACCGTTATCCTCACAAGCAGAAGATAGCCTCGATTGTTCGGAAATATACCCCTCCCGTGTAGGGACGATAAGTGCCGTTACGGTGGTTGATGCCAGCAAGCATTTTTACGACATCGTGGATAACAGCATACCAGCATCGCTGAATTTCGAGGACTGTCTGATTGAGGGCGAAACGCTGACAATTATTCCACAGACGGGAATGTTGGCCGGGAAGGAATTCGAGGCAAAGTATATCCACAATGCCAAAGAAGGGAAAGCTGCCCGCCGGTTTGAAATCGTCCCGCAGGACATAGACGGGCAAACGATGCCAGGCGGAAATTATATCCCCCAAGTCGGAGATACATACGCCGTATTTCATTGTATGCTGCCCGCAGCGTATATCTGCGACAACGCCACAAAAACCGGAGCATCGTGGGATATGTTCCGGCAGGGGGTTAAATACCTGTACGATAACGAAGAACAGAAATTCACGTTCACGGGCGAATTGGACGGGATATGGGCGAAGAAAGATTGGCTCAATATCGGCGGTAGGATAAAGTTGGGCGGGTTCGTTCAATTTTCCGACGAGCGGTTCCAGCCGGAGGGAGTGCTTGTCAGGATTATCGGAATAAAGGATTACATCAATAATCCCCATAGCCCCGAAATAGAATTGTCAAACTCTACCATCGGGCGAACGGTATCGAGTGACCTGCGGAAAATCGAAAGTAACGAGGTGGTTATGGATACCCTCCACAAAGAGGCTTTGCAGTTCACCAAACGCCGGTATCGGGATTCAATGGAAACTATCGAAATGTTGGGCGATGCCTTGCTCAATAATTTTTCGAACTCCATAAACCCCATAGCCGTACAAACTATGGCCATGCTTATTGGCGACAAGAGCCTGCAATTTGAGTTCGTCAATAGCATGACGAACCCGTCCCCCGTTGTCCATAACGTAACGTACAATCAGGCGACAAAGGTGCTGTCTGTTCCTGCCGGTATCATCCAGCACTACACGCTCGGCATCGACACCATATCGTCGAGCCATGTAGCCGACGAGTATAAGTTTTGGTCGCTCCCCGCCTTTACCACGCCGACGCTGACCGACGGAACAAAAAAATACTACCTCTACGCAAAAGTCAGCAAAACGGCCAAGACCGGCACGTTTTACATCAGCGAACAGGCTATCGCAATGGAGGGTGTGGCCGGATATTATCACCTGCTCATGGGCGTACTGAACAGCGAGTATGACGGGGAGCGCAGCTATGTTTCCTTGTACGGGTTCACGGAGGTATTGCCCGGGCAGGTGAGAACGAATAAAATCATATCATCTGACGGCAAAACATATTTTGACTTATTGCAAGGAATAATTGCAGGAAAAATTAATTTTATAGATGGCCTTATCTCCGGATCTATCGGTGTCGGTAATGGTAATGATTTAAAGGCTTTTATCACAGGAGAGGGGACGTCCGACGAGAGCGTAGTTATTTGTGCCGGAGCAAAGTATGTATCAATAAAAACAGCCCCATTTCGTGTAACACAAGGCGGTAAAATGTATTCTTCCGACGCTGATGTTACCGGCAAGATTACGGCGAAATCTGGATCGATCGGCGGGTTCGAGATCGCCGGGGGGCGTATCGGCGTCGCGTCCGCCGGCAACCCCGACGACGATACATCGTCCGGACTGTCGCTCAACGAGGGGTACGTCAAATTCTCCGACAAGAAGGTGTGGGCCGGCATCGGCACCAATGTCGCACCGGCAGTGCTCGGCGTGCCGATCCCCGGCATTATCCGAAACGAGGCGTCGCTCGACGACAAAGCCTACGGCCTGCAACTGGACGTGCAGGGGGCCGTGGTCGACAATATCGCACTCGATATTCCGCATGGAGCGATCCACGGCGTGCGCCACAACGTCCGCATCCTGTCGAATGCCTACTGGGCCTACGAACTGACCGATGCGGACTACGAGGCGATCGTCAACGACGCGGATATTACGGTCAGATTGCCCGCTGCGCCTCAGAAAGGACAGGTGTTCCGAATCTGGAAACATGCCCTCGGCAACGCCACGATTCAGTCGCTGGGGCCGACGATCCGCCCGCTCGGAAGCAACTCTTCGGGTACGACCTACTCGATTCCCTACGACAACCACAACATCTTCGAGGTGGTATACACGGGCTCCGAATACTTATTGAAACAATATAGCTAATTCTATGAAAAATTTAATTTTAATTATTATGAATTGCATTAAATTATCGGTAAAACGTGCATTTACATGGTTAAACGCCATTCAAAAGAGCAAGTATCAACACTATGCACTCGGCGCAGCTATCGCAGCGGCTATCTTCTTTGCATCACCTCCGTTTCTCGTACTCATCACGACTTCGTGGGTATTATGGCTCGCCCTCGGTCTTTCCATCTTTACCGTAGTGGCCTGCGCCGTCTGGAAAGAATATATCCATGATGAAGAGGCTGACAAAAAAAATGTTTATGTAACCATTGCTGGAGGGGCAACTGTATGGATTGTTGCTCTGCTGGCATATATTCTCTGATAGCCCATGTTCCAAATGATTAACGAATTACTTGGCGTGGAAGCGTTGGTATTGCGTCGAGCCGTGCTTCTGGAAATCATTATCTGGGCGGTTATGCTTGTCGCCGTAATGATTGATATGCGGACAGGAATCCGCAAAGCGAGGGTTCTGAATATTCCCATTGATTCCCACGGTCTCCGCCGGACATTCACCAAATTCGGGGACTACGGGAAGGTTACGGGGCTCTTTATGTGCATTGACGTATTGGGGCTATTGTTCGGCATTTGGTCAATGCCTTACGCCTCGGCCGTATCTGCCGTGATAGCTGTCGGCATTGAAGGTTGGAGTGTCCGAGAAAACCTTCGGGCCGCACATTCGTCTGCGGCCAAAGTAACCGACATAGTTGCTGAACTTGCCAAGACGCAAGACCCAAAAGAAATCCTCAATCTTTTGCGGAACCTCGACGAAGCAAGGGCCGCCGCAACTGCAAAAAGTAGTAACAAAGAAAAACAGTAACTTATGGCTAACGCAAAACTACTCCAGCCCTTCATCTTACGCTGGGAGGGCGGATTCGTAAACGACCCTCTCGATAGAGGTGGCGCAACCAACAAAGGTATTACTATCGGTACATTTCGACAGTTCTATGGCAAGGATGCGACCGTGGAGCAACTGAAGAACATTACGGACGAACAATGGCTTCACATCTTCAAATCGGGTTATTGGAATCCGTGGAAAGCCGACGAAATAGTAAACCAATCCATCGCAAACATTGTGGTCGATTGGGCATGGGCATCCGGGCCGGGAACCTCTATCAAGCAAGTGCAGGGAGTTCTCGAAGTCGCTGCCGATGGTATTGTCGGCCCGAAAACTCTTGCGGCCATCAACTCGGCCGACCAGCGGACATTGTTCGCCGACATTCATGCCGCCCGGCTGAAATTCGTCGAAAACATCGTCCGGCGAGACCCTACGCAGGCTCGATTCCTCAAAGGATGGAAAAACAGAATCAACGACATCAAATTTGAAGCGTGATGAAAAACCTACTACTCATTCTCATTCTGGCGGCGGTTACGGCATGTTGTCCGTGCCGCCACCTTACGACCTCTACTGCTGACAGCGTGCGGGTCGAGACGATTGTGCGAACCGAGTATATCCCCGATACCGTACTTGTGGAAGTACCGGTAGAAAGCGAGCGGCAGATAGTCCGAGATACAACGAGCCATTTGGAAACGTCATACGCCGTTTCTGACGCTCGAATAACTCCCGACGGGGCATTGTTCCACTCGCTGGCAAACAAGCCGCAGAAAAAGCCCGTACCAACCGAAAAAGAGATAATCTACCGGGATAGTATCGTGTATAGGGACAAAATTGTAGAAAAGTCCGTACCGGTCGAACGAGAATTGACATGGTGGCAACAAACACAGATGAGAGGCTTTTGGATTGTGCTGGCAATTATTGTGGTCGTGTATCGGAAAAAGATTTTTGCCGTTATCCGGCGATTTATCTGATTGAGTAGCAAAACACTTTTGATATAAATTTTCTCTCGAATGAAAACTTTTGCTATCTTTGAGGTGACATATTTGAAATTATAGCGTTTGCTATTGTTTTTGGGCTCGTAAAATCGCCAATTTTAGTACCCTCACAAGCAATGGTAAATGCCTGCGTATTGACGTGGGCATTTCCTTTGTCGAGGGTACGGGTATGGCGATACCTACGAGCCGACAGGAAAGCCCACGTCTTCGTGTGTATCTATAAACAACGGCGACAATATAATTTGACACCGTTAAAAATAGATATATGGATTTCAAAGATTCTATCAAACAAATTTCGGAGCGCATCGAGAATCTGAAAGATAATTTGTTTACAGAAGAAGCAACAAAAACGGCTCTTATCATGCCGTTTATCAGTGCGCTGGGCTACGACGTATTCAACCCACTCGAAGTACTACCGGAAATGTGCTGCGACATAGGCACTAAAAAAGGTGAGAAAATCGACTATGCTATCATGCGAGACGGCGAGCCGATTATCCTTATCGAGTGCAAGCATTGGGCGCAAGACCTTAATCTGCACGACAACCAGCTCCTCCGATATTTTAATGTTTCCAAGGCCAAATTCGGCGTCCTCACCAACGGTATAACATATAGGTTTTACACAGACCTCGAAGCCCCTAACAAAATGGACGAAAAGCCATTTTTGGAGGTAAATCTACTCGACATAAAAGACGGGCAGATAGAGGAACTCAAAAAGTTCCACCGGTCGTATTTCGATGTCGGCTCGATATTGAGTACGGCAAGCGAACTGAAATATATGGGTGAACTAAAGATGGCTATTGGACAGGAGTTTTCCAGCCCGTCGCCGGAGTTCGTGAAGTTCTTTGGTAAACAAGTGTACGACGGATTCTTTATGCCGAAAGTTCTCGAACAGTTCTCCGTACTCGTCAAACGGGCGATAAACTCATATATAAATGACTTGATTTCAGATAGGCTGAAAGCTGCCATAAAGGACAATGACATGCCGGAAGAAAAATCGGAAGTTCCCTCCGGTGTACTTTTGACAGAAGAACCGGTAGCGAAAATTATTACAACAGAAGAAGAGTTGGAGGCGTACTATATCGTCAAATCTATCTTGCGAGGAACAGTATCAGCAGAACGAATCACATACAGAGATGCCCAAACTTACTTTGCCATATTCCTTGACGACAATAACCGTAAGACGATATGCCGATTGTATCTTGATTCAAAAACCAACAAACGCATTACATTCCTCGACGAGAATAAAAAGGAACAGCACAACAAGATTTCAGGCATTGACGATATTTACAACTACGCCGACCAATTAACAGAGGCAGCATTAAAATTCATCTGACATGACAACAATAAACAAATGTCCCAAATGCGGGAGCACAAATTGCTATGTCGATAAAAGAGGATTTAGTGGTAAAAAAGCCATTGTAGGCACATTAGCCGCCGGGCCTATCGGTGCTGCTGCTGGCACGATTAACAGCAATAGGATAAAAATTACCTGCCTTGATTGCGGATATTCTTATTATGCCGGAGAATGTAAAAAAGAGCGTGCCAAAATTCAAGCAAAAGGACAGCCACAGAAATTCAGCGCAATAATATGGATGATTCTTTCTGCCATATTTGCGTTTCTCGCTTTTCTAATATGGTTGATTTTTGGCAGCCTATTTTTTGGCTGTATAAGTGCAGCGTTCTTCATTTCTTTTTTGATAACAGGGCTTATCAAATTATTAAATCAATAATATCAAAGGGCGACGACCGCCCTTTTTCGTGTCTGCATCCGACATTGGAGAGAAACAATCGGCGAAATAATCACGAACGTTATACAAGTAACTTTGAAATTGCTATCTTTATCCCCTGATGCAACCGCTTTCAATAGCAAGGCTTTCAATTCTGTTGCTGGTTTGTTGCTCACAGATTTTACAGAGCAAAATAACACGTTAAAATACAGAAATATAATAATTTAATTTCACATTTTGCATCGGCAAATAACCACGTACAATTAATTGATTATCAATATGTTACACAACGTGCAATAGGAAGTAAAAGAAGAAACGATCCAATTTCGATAATATTGATAATCAACACATTAAACACACAGGAATAATAAAGCATTGCATCAATTTTTCCTGATTTTGTCCCCCGTTTGTTCCCGAAACGGATACAAGGGACAAATTCTGTCCCTCATACAATTTAACGGAGGTAAAATAGGCAAATTTTATCAGTACCTCTTAAACTTATCCAAGTTACAGATAATATTCGAATAGAACTGAATTGTTTTTCAGCCAAAATAGATTCTGATAATCAAGCGATTGACATATTTGAATATAACAGCAGAAATCATCACCAATGAGATTTCATATAATACATTTGATAAATATTCCCAACCATTATTCGCAAGTATTCGAATCATAGCATATTGAACATCCTCTTAAGTCTCACAGCGATTTTTATAGGGTAATTTAAAGAATTCAATAAAAAATATTTGGAGTATTGCGAAATTATTCTGTACATTTGCGCCACTTTTGAAAATTTACAATGCTGCAAAATAGAATAGACATATTATCCCAAACGACAATTCGAGGCAACAAATGTTTCGGAGTTCGGTCGTATGTTCTTCATGTTTGGAGCATTGAAACGTCTGCAAATTTCATA